GTGGCCTTATGTTATGGTCAAAAAACGTGACCTTAAGGGTCGTTTTTTTATCTATATAAGCCCCAATTTCGGACAATAAAAAAGCCCCGAAATGGGGCTTTTTAACATAGGGTTATTATGCGAATTTACTTACTTTCTATCTCTTGTGTTGCCTTCTATACCAATCAATGCACTAGCTATTTGTCCTAATCTCCAGCAAATCATGTTTGTACCAATTATTAGTATTCCGGCTATCACCGCTAATAAAAGCTCAATCATCTGAACATATCCTTCTGCCCATTTTTCTTAACGTAATCACGCATTAATGCACGCATTACTTGTGATGCTGTTTGGTCGTTTGCTTTACAGCACTGCTCAAATGCTTTTTTTAAGCTTTCCTCACACCTTGTTCGTATTACTGATTCTGTCATGCTTGCTACTCCGTTGCTATTGTGTAGCTACATTGTAGACACAACATTAAATGTGCGTCAATCTTTTTGTGAACAGAGTCCACGTACTATAACCAGTGGACTCTTGTCTCATGGTGAGACTTTTGGCTATTTTTTAGCCATTTTCTTTTTCTGCAATATCCTCTTTTGCAAGTTTTATGTAATTGTTGATCATGTAATGGACTATCTCAGTCCAGCTTACCGGCTTTCCTGTTTTATACGATATTTCTATCGCTGCTCTTTCAAGTTCTAACCTTTTTTCTTGTTGAATAGATATTGTCGTTCTTTTTGATTTCACCTTGCAGCACCTCATTTTTTTTCACACATATTATCATTCATGTATTCATTTACTCTTGAATGCTTGCATTGATGAATTCCTTTTGCTATAAATTAATTCCATGAATGGGTGAATTCACTTATTCATATTTGGGTTCTGGCTTAGGTAATGGATATGATTGATATGTTAGTTCTAAGATGCGAAATAAGGGACAACATCGAGATTAGTTATAAAGCTAATGGCTCACTTGTCGTTACCGACACCACTAATTTTCTTAATATCAAAGATTTGGAAATCCCATTACAGGGTTCAGTAGATGAGCAGGGCGAAATTACTGGTCTTTTTCATGCTTGGGAATCTATCCCGTCTAGCTATGGTTCATTAGCTTTTAAGGTGTTTGATTTTCGTAACACCAAAGATGGAACGCTATTTGTCGAAATTAAAGCTAGTCCGGCCAAGTTAATGCTTGGTCATAATGTTTTTGGCTCTGATGACTTGTCAGAATGTGGTCTGACGATGTTTGAGATTCTTTATACAGCTTATCCTACGCTTGCTGATTATCTCAATCATGAATCTTGGACTGTTTCACAGATTGATGTTACTTATCATTCACGATGCAAAACTCAAGATGAAGTTACCCAGTTTATAAATGCATTGCATAACGTTTCTAATGGTCAGACCAAATCTCGTACTGGCTATTCTGGTACCGCTTATTTTGGTAAGAAAAACTCACGTATTAAAAAACTGAAAGTCTATGACAAGTACAAAGAAGTACTTGCCTATATGTCACGCGAACTTAAGAGAAAGCCAGATTTATTTGCTGTCTATACAGATGAATTACTCGAATTCTCAAAATGTATGGTTCGCTGGGAATCCTCAGTAAAAACTCGTTGGTTACAGCGTAGAAATCTCCCTACAAATTTTTTCAAACTCGCAAAAATATTTGATGCCAAGAGCATCTGGAAAGAATCAACAAAAGATATATTTAAAGCCCTTGAGGGACAGCAAATGCGAATTATTAAAGATGACCACATTAAAAAGCAGCTTGAGAAAACCTTTTACACGGTTTCATTTAAGACAGGAAAAATCTCATATACAAAAGCTTTATCTGCATACAGAACATACAGAGCTATTAAGGCTGATGGATATAAACAAGTATCTGAATCAATGTCTCGTGCAACATTTTTCCGTCATATAAAAATGCTTCAAGAAATCGGTTTATCAAAAATCCTGATCCAGAACTTAGAAGGAGAGGGCATTCATAACGAAGTCATTCCAATGGTTCGATATGCCGATGTTGTTTTCGAGAATCAAATTCCGGACTTTGCTCCGGCTCACTTGCGCTTAGTCGCTTAAATCAAAGGTAAATAATTATGGAAATTTCACAAGGCTTTAACATTTGCGGCATCTTAAAAGGTATTGCTCCTGACGGCCAATATCTCAACTTAGGTATTGCTGAAGAATCAAAAGATGAATTCGGCGAACCTACTACAAACATGCATCGAATCAGTATCACTCAACAGCATGCTGAACGATTACAGGCAAAAGTTAATGCCTTAAAAGGAAAAAAAGTTATCTGTAATGTTGCTGTTGTCATGCGTAGAAGTCCAAGAACTGGCAATAACTATCAATCAATTTTCATACACCAGAATTCAGATATTCAGCTTGTACAACAGATGTCACAGCATGTTGAGAAAGCCAGCTAATCATGGCCGCTTGCGTATCCATACAACCTGATAATTCACTTCTTGCTAACTCATCTAGTAGCTGTGATTACCTTTTATTAACTATTCAGGAAGTTGATAACCTCAATACGCAATTACAAAATTCAGCCGAATCTCTGGCGGCTGATTCACCAGAAGTTCAAGCCTTATTAGCATCAATCATTGGCTTGCTCGCTCTGGCTTGGGTTTTCAGAGAAATTGTTAATTTCATTTTTAATAAACGTTAAGGATCTTCTTATGAAAAACATTTCATATCTAAAAAAAGTTGCAGCAAACACTGCAACAACCGCCGTACTTCTAGGTACATCTGCTTATCTTTCAGTTGCAAATGCAGCTGTTGATACCACTGCCGCCACTACAGCTATCACTACTGATGGAGGTGCAGCAATTGCAGAAGTTGGTGCTGCTCTTATCGGTTTGGCTGGTATCGCCGTAGTTTATAAATGGGTTAAAGGCGCTATCTTCGGTTAATAACGGAGAGAGGGGAGGCAACTCCCCTCATTTTACTATGGTTGATTTACTTAACAGCACTTCCGGCCTTTACATTTTCGTGATGATCCTCGCATGCGCTATTTTATTTCGCTAGTTCTACTATCACTATTCACAACTGCCAACGCAGCTAATTTATATATGACTACAACTTCCAACTATGGGTCAGCTATAGGTATTACACCTGCTGACTCCTGTCAAAAGGTCGCGCTTGAATATGGAAACCCAAATCTTACATACCATTCTGCCACTGATACCCAATGCTTCTTTGCAAATCAATTCGGTGAATCATTCCAAGCAGGCAATATCACATTAATCCAAGACTCATGTCCCACAGGTACAACTGAAAATCCCGATGGATTTTGCACAGAATCTGACCCATGTGAAACCGTTGCTAATACAACACACACATATTACACAACTGGTACTATGAGCTCCTGTATCAATGGTTGCTCTACCTCAGGTATCGACGTATGTTCAGGTTATGCCAAAATTATTGATGGTATTCTAACTACCGAATACAGCTGCACAGCTACTTATGGTGCATCACCTCAATCCTGCTCTAATGGTTCAGATCAAACATACTACGAACCTAAAGAAGAGGGCTGTTCTGATAATCAAACAGAGGGCACTTTCAACGGTCTATTAAAGTGCGTTAATTCTGACGGAACAATCGCTGACACCCGTCCCAATGTCATCACCAACGAAAATAAGACAACTTCATATGACACTGTTGACAACGGTGATGGCACTAGCACCCAAACCACAACAACTACAACAAACAACTCTGATGGAACAACAACTACATCTATCACAACCACTATCATTGACAACTCAACTGGTGAAGTTCAGTCGGAAGAAACACAGACAGAAGAAGAACAAAAACAAGATGTCTTCGCTAATAATGGTTGTAATGCACCTGTAACCTGTGAAGGTGACGTACTTGAATGCGCCTCCGTTCGCCAGCTTCACGAGCTTAACTGTAAACTTGATGTTGACCCCTCTGATATCACCGCTGCTTCACTAGGCGTAGACCCTTCATTATTATCAGAAGAAGAGGGCACCATAATCGATATCGCTGACGAAATTGATACCTCTTCTTTCCTATCTTCTGGTTGCCCTGCACCTCGTACAGTCCAAGTTCTACAGGGTGAACTAACCATTGATTACACCCCATTCTGTGACCTAGCTGAAATTGTCGCACCTTTAGTTCTTTTCACAGCTTCTGTTATCTCTTTACGTACTGTTGGAGGTGCTTTCTAATGCAATTCTGGATTGCCTTTCAGGCTTTTATTTTCGCTGTTGTTGTCCCACTAGTTCGTTATTTACTAAAAGCTTTCGGCATTGGCGCTGTTACATTCACAGGACTCACAGTCTTAACCAGTCAGATAAAAAGCTATGTTCTCGAACAATTCGCCGGACTTCCTTCTGATGTTGTCATGTTAATCGGCCTGATGAAAATTGACGTCGGCTTTAACATGATTCTCTCTGCTGTTCTCGCTCGCGCCATTCTTTCAGGGATGAACAGCTCTTCCGGTAAAGTTAAAAAATATACATTTGAAGCATGATATATCTATTCACAGGTGTCACAGGACACGGCAAAACACTCGGCGCAATCCAGTTCACAGCTGAAACGCTTAATCCTAATAATGATAGACAAGTCTTCTATCACAACATTAAGGATCTTACTTTTGACTGGACACAAATTGATGATCCCAAAACATGGGAGCAATACCCAGATAATTCGATATTCTTTTTCGATGAAGCTCAAGAAAACTTCCCGCAGCGAGACCATCGAAAATCAGTTCCAGACTACATCTCAGCCTTAGAGAAGCACCGGCACCGAGGTATTGATTTCGTTTTGGTAACACAGCACCCAAAATTCCTCGATGTCCACGTAAGGCGTTTAGTTTTTGGTCACTATCACTTAGAAAGAAAATTCGGCTTCAATGTTTCTACAAAATACCAATGGGATAAATGTATAGACGAGCCTGAGAAGGATTACCACGCAAGGCAAAAAGCTCAGGTTTCACCCTGGAAATATCCAAAAAAATATTTTGGTACCTATAAATCTGCAACACTCCATACAGCCAAGAAAAAGATTCCAAAAAAGTTCTATTGGTTAATTGTCCTCGTTCCTATGGTCATCATCCCCATTTATTCACTTAGCAATTCATTGCTTAGTAAACAATCACCACAATCACAACAACAAGAATCTAGTTCTTTCTTAACTTTACCCCAACATGCTCAAACTCAACCCCAACCGCAAACTATGTCAGTCTCTAACTATATCGACCAATTTCAGCCAAGAATTCCAGATATGCCAATGACTGCACCTTTCTATGATGAGGTTTATAAGGCTAAAACCTTCCCTAGGCCTAACTGTGTCACAAATGAGAGCCGGGAACGCTGTACTTGTTATTCACAACAAGCAACAAAAATGAATATCAGCCACTACACCTGTCTCAAAATCGTTGACAATGGCTTATTTGATCCGACAATCGAAGAGAATACTAGTAGCAACAAAAACGCAAAAATCGGCAGTTAGCCGATTGCGTTTGTTGCTTTTTAATCCTGTTTTTATTGTGACATGATGATGTCTTTAGATTTACTTTTTCTTATTCCGCTTATTCTTTTTGTCTTTGTCTGCTCAACATTCTAATCAATCATAATCAAATGCCAGTAGCATAATTGCACGTAAGCATTCCTTATCTAAATACATTCCTGTTTTGAACAATTACTAACTTGCAAGACGTTGGTGACTACTGCTTTTATTTAAGTTCGCATAAT